CACAACCAGTAGCGTGACTGGCACTCCAGTTGTGTTCAATGATAATGGCACAGGCATCCCGTACTTCAATGCTTTGTGGCTTCTCAATGACGTGCTTATCTATAACTCAGCACAGATTACTCGCACAAACGGAACGACTCAATCTGCCATTAATCAGGCTTCAATAGATAAATACTTTATTCACTCATACAACCAACAGAACCTTTTAATGGAAACAGACGCGGTTGCCCTGGATTACGCACGCGCTTACGTAGCATCTAGAGCGGAAACAACTACTCGATGCGATGCGATTACCCTGGACCTATATACAGCGGATTACAACGCAGGAATCATTGCAGCCTTAGACCTAGACTTCTTTGACCCTGTAACTATTACAACGACACAACCAGGGTCATCATCCCTAACCAAAACTTTGCAGGTGTTTGGCGTTGCTCACAGCATTACGCCTAATTCTTGGAAAACCCAATTCACAACCCTAGAACCAATTATCGATGGATTCATTCTGGATTCGACTTTATACGGTATTCTAGGCACTAGTGTTCTTTCGTACTAAGGAGATATAATGGCAAGCGGATTCCCAGCAACAACAGGTGACGTCCTCACTAGCACCATGTTCAATGGGCTAGTCGCGTTCACGCTCAATGCTCAAACAGGCACAACTTATACAACTGTTCTAAATGACTCATATCAAGTATTGATTACTCAAAGCAACGCATCAGCAAATGCAATTAAGATTCCAACAAATGCTTCTGTTGCTCATCCAATAGGTACGGTTATTACAGTTCTTAATATCGGTGCAGGATTATGCACAATCTCAGCAGTTACATCAGGTACAACAACAGTTTTATCTGCTGGAGCAACAGCCGCATCTCCAACCCTTGCACAATACAAGTCTTGCGCTCTCATTAAACAAAATACAGATACCTGGTATGTTGTTGGAGCAATCGGATAATGATTGGAAATATAATCGCAGGAATATTTGTCCCAGCCGTCAATTTTAATCTTGATTTTTTAGTTTTAGCAGGTGGCGGCGGTGGTAGCACCGCTTTTGGCGGTGGCGGTGGCGCAGGTGGATTGCGTTCTAGCACAACTGCAACTGGTGGGGGAGCGGCAAATGAGTCACAACTTTCACTTGCAACAGGTTCTTACACAGTCACAGTGGGCGCAGGTGGAGCAGGTGGTACTGCTGGTTCAGCAGCAGGTGTTAATGGTTCTAATTCTGTGTTTTCTACAATTACCGCAACTGGCGGCGGTGGCGGCGGTACGGATTCAATAGATGCTGCTGCTGGTGGTTCAGGTGGCGGCGCAGGTCCAGGTGGCGGCGCTCGAATCACAGGTGGCAATGGCACAACTGGTCAAGGATTTAAGGGTGGCAATGGCTCTAATCAACCATCAGGATACGGTGCAGGTGGCGGCGGCGGTTCGGGGCAACTTGGCAATGCTGGAACATCTTCTGTAAATGGTGCAGGCGGTAACGGTACAAGTAACTCAATTACTGGAACAGCGGTTACATACGGTGGCGGCGGTGGTGGTTCAGGTTTCGTTGCAGGCGCAAATGGTGGTTCAGGCGGCGGCGGAGCAGGCGGTACTTCTGGAAATCCAACAGGCTATTCTGGGTCGGCTAATCTTGGCGGCGGTGGCGGCGGCGGATTTTACACAGGTACTTGGGGTTCAGGCGGTCAAGGTGGTTCAGGTTATGTTGTTGTTAAGTTCCCTGACACTCGTTCATTATCAGTAGGCGGTGGATTAACTTCTACTAATTCAAGTGCTGGTGGATTTAAGACTTACATCTTCACAGCAGGAACAGGAACGGTAACTTTCTCATAATGGCACACTATGCGTTCTTAGATGAAAACAATATCGTTACAGAAGTTATTACTGGCATCGATGAAACTGAACTGATTGAAGGGCTAGACCCTGAAACTTGGTATGGTAATTATAGAGGTCAAGTATGCAAGCGTACTTCCTATCATGGCAACATTCGAAAGAATTATGCAGGAATCGGATTTACATACGATGAAGCGCGTGATGCTTTTATTGCACCAGAACCATCAAATGCAACAGGCTTTGATGAAGAAACATGTCAATGGATAGTTCCCCATGAAACCTATCCTCTGTAAAGCAGGGCAACAACTTCGTGAGCAGATTGATGATTCCTTTCCTGACCGCGACCGTAAAAGTGACGGTTGGATAGGGGATTCAAAGCATGCATCGCGAGGAAATAAGAGTGACCACAATCCCGATTTTTCCAATAAAAATAGTCAATGGGCATATGTACGGGCTATTGATGTGGATAAGGACCTCGACTCACGCTCCGACACAGGTGCTTATCTTGCCGACCAAATACGTGAATGTGCCAAGAAGGACCGCAGAATTTCCTACATCATTTATGCAGGAAAGATTGCCTCACGTAGAACGTTTTTCCGTTGGGTCAAATATAAGGGAATCAATTCTCATCACGCTCATATCCATATTAGTTTTACTAAAGAAGGTGACCAGAACGGTCGCTGGTTTGACATCCCGATGCTAGGAGTAAATAAATGAACATGAAGAACCCTCTCGTACTAACTGCTGGTGCGTTTCTTTCTGCTTGGGCTGCAAGCAATTTTGATGTTGATTACCGTGCAATTCTATGGGCGGTGCTAGCAGGCGTATTTGGATATGCCACACCTAAAAAGTAATGTCAGCCCAGGATTGGGCGGCTGTTGTCGCTGTTGCGCTGACCGTTATTGGTTCATTTATTGGTGCTGTGAAATGGTTAGTAAAGCATTACCTCGCAGAACTAAAGACTAACGGAGGCTCTAGCATGCGTGACCAAATTACTGCATTGGAAGCGCGTGTCGAAACGATTATTCGTATCTTAGAGAGGTGACACTTATCTCATGGCAAGAAAAGCGACTAAAGCACTTGAAGAACAAGGCTATTCAAGACTCGATGCTTACTGCATTGGATTACATGAATTCTATAAATCGCTTAAAAGAGCAGGGTTTCCTGATTCAATTTGCATGTCCATGATAATGGAAAAGTCTGCTTATCCTGATTGGCTTTTGCCTACTCCAATTAATCCGAACATTCCTGAACCTGACTGGTATGACGATGAGGATGAATGAAACGAACTATTGTTTGGCCCGACCTGCAATGCCCTTACGAGGATGAACATGTTGTACGCAATTTTGAATTATTTGCAAAAGCGTTTAAGCACGACTCTGTCGTTACTATCGGAGATGAAATAGATTTACCACAAATTTCGCGTTGGAGTGAAAATTCTCCTGGATGGTACGAACAAACATTAGCCTCTGACCGCGACCACACGGTTGACGTGTTATGGCGATTGACTCAGTACGCCAAGGAAGCACATGCCATTCGTTCCAATCACACGGACCGTTTGTATAACGTCATCATGAAGAAAATTCCTGCGTTTCTATCTTTGCCAGAACTCAAGTTTGAAAAGTTCATGAAACTCGATGAACTAGGGATTCAATTTCACAAAGAAGCCTTTCCAATAGCACGTGGCTGGATAGCCGTTCACGGCGATTTAGGTGGTCTTAATCCAAACCCAGGAATGAGCGCGTTGAACCAAGCCAAGAAGGCAGGCGTATCAACCATTATGGGACACACGCATAGAGCGGGCAGAAGTGCCGTTTCTGAGGCCTACAACGGCTCTGTAAGGCGCGTACTGCACGGAGTTGAAGTAGGACACGCAATGAATGTAAAGGCCGCTAAATACGTTTCTATGCCGAATTGGCAGCAAGCCTTTGCCATCGTTACAGAGGTAGGCAAGAATGTGCAGGTTGACCTAATTTATGTGGAGAAGGATGGCACGTTCCTAGTTCACGGTAAGCGTTATGGGCGGCCTCGCTAGCGACATCTTCCCTGTACGCAGGGATATAGATGTCCAAATGGACGATGCAGAATTGTTACCATTTCGTTATCAAAATAGCCTTGACTCAGCCTAAATCCGTGCAACACTAATGCCATAACCAATCGAACGAATTGGGAAAAGGGGCAAAAGATGGGCGCAATGAAAGCAGTTTATATGGACATGGCTGAGGACTTTGAAAACCTCAACGAAACCTCAATGCAGTTTAAAGGCAATAACTGGGAAGCACAGGACGGACGCTTCGAAGGTCCAGTCAATTATGACTTGGATTACATTTACTGGTTCGATAACTATGCAACCCTCATGGCAGCACGCACAATCCTCCAGGACTTTGGCAACAGTTATGAAGTCATCTTTGATGATGCCTTGGGCCAATGGTGCTTGATTACTGACTACCAATCAATGTGTTGGAGCAAATAAATGAAATTCAAAAAGGGCGAAAAGGTATTATGGAATGGCACGATTGCTATTGTTTATGACGTAATGACTAAAAATCCCATGAATGGTAAACCTGTGAAGTGGTATCAAATTAAACGGGATGAGAATTCAATGAGCAGTCATCTCGTTTCTGAAGATGCAAACACATTATGTAAATTGGAGAACAAATGAACGCATTACAAATCATCGGATTACTTGCAGTATTTCTCATAACTAATTTTGTTTGGTACTGGACTGGCCATCGTGATGGTATACGCGAGGGTTACACACGTGGACGTGCGGTTTCACGTCAAGAATTTTGGAGAGAATAATTGAAAGCAACGAAGGCGTTAATTGATGCAATCGACATTATGCAAAATCGTGGTGCAATCTACGGTCATCCAAAAATCAACCAAGGTCGGATATCTGCAAGGTTATCCAATCTATTTGATTTCCCTATCACAGACGCACAGGCTTGCCTTGCAATGGTCGAGGTCAAACTCAGCCGAATCCAAGAAACCCCAAGCCACGTTGATTCCTATGTAGATGCGATTGCCTACCTGGCAATTGCGCTCGAACTCGCAACAGAAGAGGATGAACTATATGTTTGATTTGTCTAATTATGAGGATGTTAATTCACGCATCCGTCGTTTCCAGGTCGCTTATCCAGTAGGGAGAATCGTTACAGATGTTATTCAATTCAATGCTGAAAAGGGTCATATCCTTGTATCAGCCCAAATTTACCGCGAGCATGAAGATACGCTTCCTGCTGCTGTCGATTACGCTTTTGGAGATGCAAGTACGTTTAATGCTTCGATGCGTAAGTTTTACGTTGAAGATACTGTCACGTCAGCGATTGGCAGAGCATTATCACTTATCCTCGAAACAACACATAAACCAACAGTTCAAGACATGGCAAGAACCAAACTCGCAGAACCTAAACCCGAAAAATATATCCCTGTCGTAAAAGAAGATGACCCTTGGACAATTAAAACGGTAGCAATGCCAGTGACTTCAGAACAGGCGGTACAGACTGTGAAAGAGATTATAGGTGGCACCACTGACAAAGATATCCCTACTTGCGCATGTGGTAAGCAGAGAATCTTACGCACAGGCACAGGCAAGAATGGCAAGCAATGGGCTGCATGGGATTGCTGTTATAAGGCAAGCAATTATCAAGTAGGTCAACAGAAGCCATGTGAACCAGAGCGTATTTGGCTAGAACTTAACGCTAATGGGCAGTGGGTCGCACAGAAAGTTAGGGCATAACATGGGTGAAATGGTAATCTTTCATGATGGCACAGCAACCGTCATGGGCGGAGAGTTCGAAGAACCGCAGGATATTGTTATCTATTGCGATTTATGCAATGAACCTCTGGCTATTACTCCAGCGATTAATGATGAGGTATTTATCACCTGCTTGAAGTGTCATGCAGTAAGCCATATTGCATTGACTGTAACTAGAGAGCCTGATGAGCCAACAGAGCCGTAAGCATCGTGGCTACGCCACTGAGCGATTGGTAGCATCATATTTGCAGCAATGGTGGCCATTCGCTAGCGTAGGTAGAGGTCAGGGAAAAGACGTCCTCGGTGTTCCGTTCGACATCGAAATCAAGGCGAGAAATTCCCTAGACATCAGCGGAACGCTCCGCCAAATCAAAGCACGCACATCTAAATCGGGGGAAGTTGGATTTGCATGTTTCAGACTTAACGGAATGGGAACTGCATCAGTCGAGCAATTCGTCTGCATGTTGCCGTTAGGTGATTTGGTGGAGTTATTACGTAAAGCAGGGTACGAAAAGATTCCAGGAGATATTGACTGGGAAAAAACATTAATCAGATGTACTGATTGTGGTAATTGGAAAGTAAAGCATTGGGAGTGTAAAGCCTGTGGGAAAGAAGAAACTAATGCCAATGTATGAATATCGTTGCCCTATTTGTAATACACAAATGGAGTTAGAACTCTCAATGGACCATGACTTAGTGCGCTGCACTGATTGCGGCGCACAGGCTAATCGTATCTACTCAGTACCAGGGTTAATCTTCAAAGGGAAAGGATTCTATTCAACAGACAAATAGAAACGCCGTCCTGACCAGCACTTATAGAAATGGATTTGACATGACCAGTACACTCAGAAGGCTAGAGCAGCCCAACTGCTCAGAGCGAACCGTGAAGCGGTTAGTTCGCTCGGTAGCAATCGTGTTAGGGAGCGCTCTATGCTTCTCCTTGGTATCAGCAGCAAGCGCGACAAACCCGCCAACAAAACGCATTACATCTAAAGAGTATGCAAAAGGTCAATTAACAGTTAAACATTACAAATGTTTAGCAGTTCTATATGGTAAAGAATCTGCTTGGAGATGGAAGGCAGTAGGTAACATAGGTGGTACACACCAGGTATATGGGATTCCCCAAGGTAAGAGTGAATGGTTAAGAACCGCTAACCCAATAGAACAAATTGATTGGGGATTACGTTATATCGGTAATCGTTATGGTTATGTGCGTACAATAGAGGGTATGCAGCCTGATACATGTAAGGCTCTTAAACATTGGAAACATAAGGGATGGCATTAAGAGGTGATGACCTAAGCACTGGTCATTGGAAGAAGCAGCGATTGCGTGTGTTGAATCGTGATGCTTGGACATGCACCTATTGTGGACAGCCAGCAACAGAGGTGGACCACATAATCCCACGCAAAGTGGGCGGTGGCCACGACCTCGACAACCTTACTTCAGCCTGTCGTTCATGCAACCTATTGAAGGGCGCACGCTCAGAAAGCGTTTTTTTATCAAAGTGTTCTAC